CCAAATGAAGTGATAAAAGCATTGGAATTATTTGGGAACTAAATTAAAATCCATCCTTATATAACTTAGAGTTAACACCATGTCTGAGTACATCCCACTAAGAACCCCGTTCTCAAATATGTCGTTCACGCCAGACGTTCCTAGCAACGCTTTGGCTCCCAATGAGTACAACTCAGGATTGAACGTAGAAACGGACGTTAGAGGGGTTAAAAAGGTTCTTGGTGAGCAATATATTCTGTCGGCAATACCAGGCCATGTAATCTTTGTAGATGCGGGATATCGTACCCAAGCTTTATGGGTTTATATCGTAGCAACTAGAGAAGGCAAATGGTACATGGTTACCTCTTCTGGAATCTCCAATATTACGCCTGGGGTGGGTGCTAATCCTTCTGTAGCCCTTTCTGGATACACGGATGACACTCAAATCACTTCGTCATGGGTTGGTCAGGTATTCATTATTAATGACCAATTAAGACCCCCCATGTACTTTGGAAACTATTATGCTTCTGGTGCTCCACAGACGGAAATAGCAATTTATGATTCTTCTCCTGATAACTACGTTTGGAACTATGAAAGCGGTTTAAGTCCTGCGGTAACTTCGGTTACTGCTGGGTTTGTTAGAAACTATTGCTCTCCAAATGTGGGAAATATTCTGATTGCAGGGAATATTACCAAAACATATTCCACAGGTTATACATTTAATTACCCTACAACTGTTCGGTGGTCTAGGGCTTTTGCTCTGACAACAGTCCCGAATACATGGAATCCAACTTTAAACAACGTAGCAAATGAACAAGAAATACCTGTTAGGGGTCCTATCGTTGATGGTTTTTTCCTTGGAGGTGCTTTTTACATATGCTCTTATTGGGACACAGTTGTTCTTGCACCTATTAACTATCAAAATTCCACGGCTCCTGTCTTTGCGGTTCGCTTGTTTAACCAAGGGCGGGGATTGATTAACCAGAATTGCTGGACTAACACCGACTCTATGGTTTATGGAATCGATGCTAGGGACATTTGGCAATTCGATGGATCTAATTTCACGGGTATCGGTAATCAAATTATTAAGAACTATTTCTTTAGCAATCTTAATCAAACTTATGTTGACCGCTTATTCATGGTTAACAATACTCAAAAGTACCAGATTGAAATCTATTTCCCTGATTTAACATCTTCTGGATGGTGCAATAAGATGATTTCTTATCGCTATGATCTTCGGGTTTGGAATGCTCCTAGAGACGTTCAGAACGCTTCACACGGGGTAGAAGCACCTGTCTATACATCAAGCTTTGCATCAGCTTCCAGAACTGTTGTATACGCTCAAGGAGGGGTTGCAACAAGCCAATTGATTCAAACTGGAGCCACCAATGGTTTCTGCGGTAATACGATTAATTGCTATTTTGAACGAACAAATATTGCTCTGGCAACGCCAGATGGCCCTGTTCCTTATTCATCCAAGGTTTACATTCATAGACTACTTCCTGAAATGTCTGGGACTGGAACAATCAACATTACAGTAGGAGGAGCCAATTCAACTGCTCAAACGCCTATTTATGGTCAAACAGGGGTTGTATCGATTTCGACTGACAACCCTTGGGTAACCACTCAACAGAATACTGTGCGAACTGTTGCCCTTAAATTTGGCACAAATGATGCTACAAATACTTGGCATGTATCAGCAATGAACATACAAAGTACCATAACTGAGGATGCGTTCTAATGCCATTCGCACTTAGTTCAGACCCATCACAATCAGAGATTTCTGATGCTATTAATTACTTGTTGTGTAATTTTGGTTCTAATGTATCTATTGATGTAAATACAGGAATAGTTGCTGGTCCCACGGGTAACTTGGGTTACTTGTATAAGTATTTATTTATTAAATACGCAACTGCTTCTGATGGTTCTTCTGGATTTTCTAACGTGCCAACGGGTGCGACTTACTTTGGTACTCGAAATAGCAACTCTAGTACGGAATCTACTAATCCCACAGATTATGTTTGGACTCAAGTTACTGGTGGTTTTGGAACAACCAATTTCATTTGGTATTCAACCAATGGTGGAAGACAAATAAATACAGTTGTATCTGTAAGTTCTCCTGGTCTTTCATATCTTGTTGACCCAGGCACTGCCATTGATTTGGATGTTGTGACGGGTACTAATGCTTTGATGGCAGCAATACCTGCTATTTATCAATGGACTTCTGGATCAGCTCCTGCCCGTCCAACAACAACATCAACTTATACTTGGGCAACAGGATCATTTACTCCTCCTAGCGGATGGTCAGCAAGCATTCCATCTGATACAACCGCAGGAGATACTTTGTGGGCAATTTATATATCTTTGGTTGTTTTAGCGAATACTGCTACATCAACTTTGGATTGGACAAACACAAGTTATTCAATTGTACAAATTGCTAAAAATGGTTCAACAGGAACAACAGGCGCTACAGGACTAAGTTCTTTTACCGCTTATCTGGTTCAATCACAATCATCAAGCGCACCTTCAACACCTGCGAATACAACTGGTCCTACTGCTCCTTCAGGATGGTCTTTAACTGCTCCTAGCGTTTCTGTTGGGCAAGTTCTTTGGTATTCTTTTGGACAATATAACGGAAGTTCAGGAACTATTAATGGTATTCCTGCGGGGCAAACTCAATGGGGTTCGCCAACTGCTGCTTCTGTTTTTCAAGATATTCGATCTGACAACTGGAATGGAAGCAATCCACCAACGCCAGGTACGCTATCAACCTATGGAACTTCGGGTTATTACATATCTAGAACCAATGGATCAATGTGGTTAAATTCTATATATGGAAGAGGAATAGCTCAATTTGATGGGTCAAATACAGGCACAAGCGGTGTTACCGCAGCAATATTGGCAAATTATTCATTGGGTCAAAATGCAGGAGTAGAAGCTTACACCAACAATACTTTTTTAACTTCAGGAGCATTAAGAGGTTTCAATAGTAGTGGATCGACTGGAAACGCAATTTATGGATATCAAAACTCTACTGGAAATGGTGTTGTAGGCCAATCTTCTTCTGGAACTGGTGTTTCTGGGGTGGGTACATATGGAGTTCAAGGAACTGGGACTTATGGGGTTTATTCAAATGGTCCATTTGGTACTAGCACCAATTCTTTAGTAACTAATTTATACGCTCAATACACTTTAAATCTTAAACGCCAAGGCTCTGGTTCAGGGGATTTATATTTCTATACTGGCCCAACCACGGGAGCAAGTGTTGCAACTTTCAGTGCCACTAATAAACCTGGGGCTACTAATAGCACCAATCAATGGATTGAGGTTGTAATCAACGGAGCATCTTATCAAATACCAATTTGGGCATCATAATGAACAGAACAGTCACAATACCATCAACCACAGTTACTGAGGCCATCAACGACATTGTTGAAACACCAGGCATTTGTGTACGCTTTTTAGTGGGTATAGTTGATTCTGATGGCAACTGGATTATGGGTCAGACGTTTGAAACATTCATTGTTAGCAACGCTGATTACATTGAATTGAATGGGCCACCTACTGATTGGGCCACAGACAAGCCTACAGGAACATATCGCAATGACGATTTGTGGCATTACGTTGATAAACAAAGATTAGCAAATAGTAGCAAATCTAGTTAAAATTCCATAAAAGGAGTGATATGGGCGCACAAATGCAAAACATGACTAGCCAGATGAACCCACCAACGGGAACTTCTGCTAATCCGCAACCAACAACTTTGCCCCAATATCCAACTATTGGTTCAAATCCAACAAACAATCAAGCTCCATCCAGTATGCCAGCAATGCCTATGGGCAAGGGGAATACAACTAATTCAGCAACTTCAGGGCAACCGCAAATGGGTTTACCCAATACTAATATGCAAGGTACGCAAGGCAATGGTCAACAATGATACTTATTCACCAGAAAGTAGATTGAAATGGTATAACAATAATCAAGATGCCTTTAATATGGTTGAGATGATTATTGAAATGTTGCATATTTGGGATGATGTAGTAGATAAAGATAACGAAGTTACTGAACAAGATATTAATAAAGCATTTTCAACGTCATTGATTTTTTTGCCGATGAATCCGTTCTATCGACAAATTCAACCTAATGTTATACCTATGTGGGTAAACATCATTTCAGCTTATGAAGCAGCAAATAAGTTTGAAAGAGAAAAAGATGACAAGGGATTAAATCTTTCTTATAGCTTGCGAAGTGCAATAGGTCAGATAATTGGTTATTCAATTTCAGTCTTAAACACACAAGAGCTATCAAGACAATACATTCCTTTAATGTGGAAATGGTTGCATGGCGAAGATTTATCTGAATACAGAGACGAACATTTAAGCAAATAATGCTTTAAGGAGATAGAAATGGGAAGTTGGATTGAAGTAAACAGCGGTAGTTCGCAAGGGTCAACTTCGACCACGCCTACTCTAACGCCTGAACAAACTGCTTTATTAAAAGCTCAAACTGATGCTTATACAGGTACTTTTTTACCTGCATACCAAAATACGATTGGTGGTGCTCAAAATGTATACAACCAATCATTGGGCAACTTCAACAACAACATGGCTAATACAACGAATCAATCGTTGTTTAGTCAAAAACAAGCAAATACTGTTGGTGCAGGTGCAGCAGGATTTGGTTCAAATTGGGGGCAATTTGCTACTAATTTAGGTGCAAATAGTAGTCAAGGAGCTATAAGTGCTGCCAACACTCTTGGTGGATTGGGTTTTACTAACGCTCAATTTGGCGGTGCAAATTTGGCTAATTTGTTTAGTCCTGATTATGAAAAACAACAAGTACAAGCATCTTTGCAACCCGCAATGGAGGCAGCCAGAGAAACTCAAAATAGTCAAACTGCCATGTTTGGTGGAGCAGGTGGAGCTGGATCATCTAGAGAAGCTTTGGCAAATGCCAATCTAAATTCTTTGAATACATTAAGATATGGAAATTATGCAGCAGGTGTTCAAGCCAACATTGAAAATCAACGTCAAACTGCTGCTTCAACATTACTAAATACTGGAATGGGTGCAATTAATCAAAGTGGCAATCTATATGGTGGTCTTGTTAATTCCTCTACTGGGATTGGTAATGCTGCTACTAATGCTGGAAATCTTTCATTAGGCGCATATCAACAAGGCGTAAACAATGCAGGAACTGGTTTAAGTACTGCTGGTGCTCCATTAACTAATTACGCTCAATTGGCTAATATTTTGTTTGGTACACCTTCTAGTGCAACACCCAACTTTAGCAACACACAGGGTTCTGCTACACAATCAAATTCTATGTCAACAAAATTTGGTATAGGTTAAGGATTAAAAATGGCAACATCATCACCAATTGGTTTTGGAGAAGTTGGGAATGAAATGTCCCATAGTTTTCGTCCAAAAACTGAAGAACAAAAAAGAAATTCACCATTAAATTTAATAGGTGCATATCTTCTTGGGAAAATACAAGATTCTATTTCTCCACCAGGTTCTCTTCAAACTTCAGGTGTTGATTTAAATAACGATGCTTATTTTAAAGCAAATCCTGTTTCTGCTTATGGACAAGAAAAACCTATAATTCCATCTGTTAATGTTCGAATTCCAATAGCACCTCCTGAGCTTAACATGAACCCAAATGAAGAGCCTAAACCAATACATGTTGGTCCTACTCATTTTGGCCCAACTCATTTTGGCCCAAGAACACCAGACCCAGCACATTTACAAATAGACTCTGATTGGGGGAAATAATGGAACAAGCAGTAGCACCACCTTTATCTGAATTACAAAAAGGCGTAGTCCCAGATTACAAAGTTGCCAATGTTGTAGTGCCACCTGGAGTAGAAAATCCAGAAATTAATCATGCTATTGATGCGGACACTAGAATTGCTGCCGCTCGAGATCAAAACAACATACCTGCTTTAAGAAGTATTGCAAGCCAATATGGAAAAGATTCCTCGCAAGGAATGGCTGCCGATCATATTGCTAATGTGCAAGAAGCAAATACGAAGTTATTTAATAATTTATCTGCTCCAATTGTAAAAGCTGGTGGACTACAAACCCCAGAAGGTAGACTTAAACTTGCAGAAGTTACTCAAAATGATTCTTGGGAAAATGGAAAAATTCATCCTAATTTATTGCAAGCTTTAATTGAAAGCGCTAGAGGAAGTCCTAGAGCTAGTTTATTGATTAGTGAGGGTGTACCAATTATCTCAATGGAATATTCCAAAATAGATGGAACTCCTTTGCAAGTTAAAAAACTTGAAAGTGGTAGAACTACTGAAGTATTAAATCTTAAAACTGGTCAAAAGTTAACTCCTAGTGAATATTCCGATCTTGGTGGTGGTATGGGTGCTATCACTGACACTCTTGCTTATATTGCCGACAAAAAGAACTTGGAAAATAATATCGAAGAGTTTAATAAGAGCAATTTAGTTAACAGTGCTCATGCTGCTATAGCGCCCGAAACTAAAGGTTTGTATGCTGAAAAAGCTAATCTTTTAGCAAGTCAATTGGCTGGCAAAAATCTTACTAATGAACAACGTCAGTTCCTTGCTGGCATATCTAGCAATTCACTTGGTTATACGCAAAGTGTTCAAGATGGTAAAAATGCTTTTGATCAGTTTTCCAAAGCACAAGGGAAAAATGTAGATCATTCAACTACATTAAGTGCAAAAGCTTATATTGAAAAATTCCTTGGAAAAATAGTTGACATTGGTACTGATGGAAAAGTTACAGATTCCAACGGAAAAACTTATAAAACAGATGAATTAAACAATCTTCAAAATACTTATTCAAAGAACAATAACTTTGAGCAAAACTATTCTAGAAACAAAGAAGATTTACAAAAATCTGAGGTTTATAAAAATCTTGGATACGAACAAAAGAATGCATTTGATCGTATGCTTGAAATTGATAGAACAATTGAGCAAATCAATGATGGATTTTATAAAGCATACGGAAGACAACCAAGCTTTTTACTTCCAGTTCAATCTACTGGAATAGAAGATAATTTTGCTAGAGCAATGAGTCAATCAATGAAAGGCCAATTTAATGCTAATGCATCAATAGCATTCAATCAATTTAAAAATGAAATGCTAAAGAACTATCCTAAAGGTACTGCGCCAAGACCAAATGAACTTGAGCAAGCATTTATGCAGACTCCTGTTTACAAAGGTTTAAAAGCAGATGCCATTAACGAACTCAAAAAGATTGATTTTAAATCTTTAAGTGCCCCTTCACCACAAACTGGAATTAATGTTCCTCAAGAGTTTCAAGGTGTAAATCCACAAAAGAGAATTAACGAAACTAAAGGCGTGGCTACTCCTGTTCCAACAGAAGTTGGCAGAAAAAAAGAAGGCTTGAAAGGTCTTTTAGAAAAACATGGGGGTAGATAATTATGGCTGAATTTGAAAAAAAACCATTTTTAAATCAAGTCGCAGAGGATGTACTTACACAACCTAAATTTAATTATGAAGGATTTGTAAAGGATGCCAAAAAAGAAGGATATTCTGATCAAGAAATCCAAGAAGCATTGGCAAGTCAAAATCCAATTTCATACCATGAATCGGGAAGAGTAATTCCTGAAATTACCCCTGAACTTTTAGCTTTGGGTGGTAAATTTTTATACAACCAAATAAGTAAATATGGTGGTGGAAATCCTCCATCTCCTCCACCATCTAAACCAAGCTCAATACAAGAGCGTACATTTCAAAGAATTGAACCCACGTTAAATAGCAATAATCCTGTTACCGCAGGTATTCAATCCACTGCTGACAACGTAATACCAATTTTTACCCCTGCTGCACAAAAAGAAATTTCTGATCCAGTAGTAATGAATGGGATTAGAAAGTCTCAATTGGAAGGGTATATTGGTCAACCACTGCCTACTGATCCAAAGCTTGTAGAGTCTATCGTTAAAGGCTATCAGAACAAGTATGGCGTAGGTCAAATGGGCACAAATACCGATTTGTACTCTATGGGCAATGTGCGCCCTGGAGAGCATGAAATGGGCGTTATGCTGGGTAACACACAGAACGTGCCTGAACCTGACTACACAAGCCCTGCATTCATGCGTAAAGGCCAAACTGCTCCTGAAGTAAACCCAGCAGGTGCTCCACAAGTTACACCTCAAAACACCCCACCAGTTGATACAAATATTCCTGGTACACAAAATATTGGTCAGATCAATACCAAACCTGCCGTTGAGGGTGGCTTTCAAGTTGATCCTACTAACACGCCTAATGTTGCACAGGATGTTAAAGGGCTTGAGAATGCTGCTTTAACACCTGAAGAGTCGAGTAAGAAAGAAATTCTAACTAAAATAGAATCCAATATTGCTCCAACTTCCGAAGTTCAGGGCGGTGTAAGACCTCAAACTATTGCTGATATCCAAGCTAGACCAGAGCTTAACCCTAGCTTGAGGGAGCATCTAGCTAGGCAAGAAGCCTTGCTTGCTGGTAACGAAAAGTATCACAAAACCCTTGCAAGAGAGTATCAGACTGGAGCAAAGATTGGTCCCGATCAAGTGTTTGTGCCTGGCCTTGGCAACATGGATAACTCTATGTACAACACATTGGGGGCAGAAGGCCGTAGAGAGGCTATGGAGGCACTCAAAGGTGGTCAAGCATTTGGTCAAGTCAAATTACCAGGCCAAGGTTTTAATGAGCAATTCTCTAAAAACTTAGAAGACTATTCAAAGCATCTTTCTGAAACAATTCCAGTTGATTTAACGACTAGAAAATCAAGAATTGCTGAAGGCTTGGCTCACACCGAAAACTACAAAAAGTTGGGTAAAGTCGGTGTAGTTGGTGGAGTTACGGGATTGATCATGGGATTGGCTGATTTGGCTAATGCTAAAACACCACAGGAAGCCCGTGCAGCCAGAAGAAACATTGGCGAAGGGGTAATGCCACCATCCATGACAACGACTGAACTAGCCCCTGCTACGCTAACCCCTAGCATCTTAGAAGCACAACGCCAAGCCACCCTGTTGGGTAGCCCATATCGTAAATCTACTGGCATAGCGCCGCCACAGAGGTAATCATGGATATCGATCCCATCCAATATGGACAGTTGATTTCTAAAGTTGAATTCCTCGAAAGGGAAGTCAGTGATATGAGATCAGACGTTAAGAAGCTCCTAGAGCTTGCTAATCAGTCTAAAGGTGGTCTATGGATGGGAATGGCCTTGGCATCTTTGGCGGGAGCGGTGCTTCAGTTCATTGGTGAAAAGATGTTCAAGTAATGGATCCCATTACTATATTCGCAGCGTGTAAAGCAGCCCATGCGGGTATTAGAGAATGCATTGATCTTTATCAGGACTTCAAAAAAGATGGTAAAGATGTAAGCGATATCGTTGGAGATATTGGTAAGAACCTTGGTGCATTCTTTACCCATCAGGAATCGTTCAAGGAAGCTGAGAAAGAAGCCAAGAAGAATCCTTTACCTAAGAATATCAGCGTCAATGAAGAGGCCATGAATCGAATTTTGCGCCAACAGCAAATCGAGCAAATGGAAACCGACTTGAGAGAAATGATTATTTACCAGATTGGAATGCCTGGCCTTTGGTCAAAGTTCACAGAAATGCGTGAGATTGTCCGTAAAGAGCGGGAAAAACTCGAGCGTGAACAAAAAAAGCCGTTGAGTTGGCTGCGCTTAAAAGAAGGCAGTTTATTGATAAATGGCAGACTCGTATTGCTTTGGCAACGGGTTTATTTACATGGATATTTATTTTTGCCCTTTTAATGTATGGCATTCATCTAGATTATCAAAGAAGTAAGGGGATATTATGAGCTGGTTAGGACAAATTGCACCTACGATTGCCACCGCTTTGGGAGGACCTTTGGCGGGCATGGCTACTGAATTGATTGGAAAAACCCTTGGTATTTCATCAGATGAAGTAACTAAGGCAATTAATTCAAACAAATTAACCGCAGATCAAGTTGCTGGATTGCAACAAGCTGAGTTAGCGTTGAAAGCAAAAGCTCAGGAGATGAGCTTGGACTTTGAGACTTTAGCTACTCAGGACAAAAAATCTGCAAGAGAAATGCAGATGTCGGTTAAATCGATGATCCCACCCATATTGGCTATTGGGATAACCATTGGGTTTTTTGGGATTATGTTAGGGATGATGTCAGGACAAGTCCAGTCTAGTGAAGCATTGATGATCATGTTGGGTTCACTGGGTACTGCATGGACTGGGGTTATTAGTTTTTATTTTGGTTCAAGCGCATCGAGCCAAGCAAAAGACCAACTGATTCACAACTCAACACCGATTAAGTGACCCGAAATGACCCAATTAACCAATCATTTCACCCTTGAAGAGCTAACAGTTACTGACCACAGAACTCTAGACAACACTCCAAACTTTCAAGAACGTGCAAATTTACAACGGATGGCTGAGTTCTTAGAGAAAGTAAAAGAACTGCTTGGTGGTAAGCCAATTATGATTAATTCTTCATTTCGCAGTAAGGCCGTCAATGATGCCTGTGGTTCGAAAGATTCGTCTCAGCATAGGGTAGGGTGCGCTGCTGACATTAGAGTGCCTGGAATGACTCCTGATGAGGTTGTGAAGGCCATTATTGGTTCTGATTTACCCTATGACCAATGTATAAGAGAGTTCGATAGGTGGACTCATGTCTCAATTCCAAATGATTTGCAACATGAACCACGACACATGTCGTTAATCATTGATAAATCAGGCACAAGGGTTTATAGTTAAGACTCTTTGCAAGTGCCATGTTTAGGGGAGGACTCGTCTTCCCCTTTTTTTTGTCATAAATGTGTATCTTCGATAAGATATGCTTTCATTATGAAAATCAAGCACATAGACACAACTGTTGCAGAGAATGCTACGTTGCTCTATCGTCTTCAAAAAGAATGCTTACCCTATGACAAAGCGTATAAGGTTGATGTTGGAGATTGGTGGATTGCTTATCAAGATGGGAAAGCGGTTGGTTTTTGTGGTCTTGTCCCTTCTGCTCGCTGGGCCGATGTTGGTTATCTTTGTCGTGCTGGGGTTATTTTCTCTTGTCGTGGACGGGGGACTCAGAAGAGACTTATTCGGGTACGCCAGACATTTGCTAAAAAAATAGGATGGTCTTGGTTGATCACAGACACCACTGACAACCCACCATCTTCTAACTCTCTAATTTCCTGTGGTTTTAAGTTGTATGACCCTTCCATTCCTTGGGGCGGCAAGAACACCCTTTATTGGAGAAAGAGACTATGAAAGCATTGTTTAATGACGAAGAGTTTATAACCTTATTCCAGATGTGCAACAGCAATCCAGGGACTCTTGCTGCTGAAACAGGGATGTCGGTCAGAGCCATTCAATTAAGACGCAATTCAATTGAAGCCAAGTATCAGCACAGTCTAGATACGATCACTATTAGAGAAAGAATTGCAACAAAGCCAGAACGAATTAATCTAGGTATAGAAAACGGCACAGTGATTGTGTTTTCTGATGCACACTTTTGGCCTGGTATCAGGACTACTGCTTACAAGGGGTTGATCTGGGCTATCCAAAATCTAGAAAACATCAGAGTTGTTGTCAACAATGGTGATGCTTTTGATGGAGCCTCTATAAGCCGTTTTCCCAGAATTGGGTGGGATAGTACTCCAAGCTTAATTGGTGAGCTTAAAGCCTGTGAAATGGCCCTTGGAGAGATAGAAGATGAGGCTAGAAGAGTCAACCATAAGGTTAAGTTAATCTGGCCTTTAGGTAACCATGATGCTAGGTTTGAAAACCGCTTAGCTGCTAACGCTCCGCAATATGAGCAGATAAAAGGTTTTAGTCTTAAAGACCATTTTCCACTATGGGAACCATGTTGGTCCACCTGGATAACAGATAGCGTTATTGTTAAACACCGATGGAAAGGTGGAGTTCATGCGACTCATAATAACACTGTTAATGCGGGAGTAACAATGGTCACAGGGCACTTACACTCTTTAAAAATTAGTCCGTTTGATGATTACAACGGAACAAGATATGGTATTGACACGGGTACTCTAGCAGACCCACATGGTCCACAATTTGAAAACTATTTAGAGAATTCTCCTACTAACTGGAGAAGTGGTTTTGTAGTTCTTACTTTTTACAAGGGCTTATTATTGTGGCCTGAAGTTGTAAAGGTATTAGACAAAACACACATTGAATTTCGGGGGCAAGTAATTAGTGTTTAAATGTGCAGAAGGTATTGTTTAATAACACCTTCCGCACAGAACACATTTATTTTTTCTTAGCAACTAAGGTATAGCTGACTTCTTCTTCGTCATCTTCCTCATCGAATTCTGCTTCGATATCATAATTCTCGATACATGCTTTGATAGCACATTGAATCTCAGCCAACAGTTCGAAATCACTAGATTCGATACTGATGTCAACATTCCAATTATTCATTTCAACTTTGTAATCCATGATAGCTCCTTGGTTAAAGATCATATTTTGTCCGAAATTTATGACACCTTGTCGCAAATCTTCATTATTCTTTGAGGTTTACCACTTTTCCCAGGTTTGGTCAGACCCGTATCTTCAATTAAACCTTTGGTTAACAATGCTCGATAGCGAGCGGTAATCGATGAATAGGGTCTGTCTGGGAACAACGCCAATATCTCGTCCGAAATAATGCCCTCTGGATGGGCTTTAATGGCCTCATAAACCACTTGTTCCATTGTTCTGGTATCTACTGCTTGGGCAGCGAGCTTTGATGTCTCAACGGCATCTCTGCGAGTTAAGAATTTGGGAAGTGTTCCAAACATATGTTCAAGCATTTTTAGTCCTTTAAAAGTTCTCGTTAATTAACCGCTCTAAACCTTTTTCTAGGTCACCATTACCATACTCAATCAGTAACTTACGTTGTATAGGGTTTAACCCTAATATCACTTCAACACCTTTTTTTCTTGTTGATGGTCTACCAGCACCTTTTCTCTTTCCACCCCAGTTGACTGGTTTACCGCTCATCCACCAAGGACGGCCTTTCTGTGGTATTTGGTCAACAAGGTCGGGATCTATCATTCTGATTCTCTGAAAAGCACCTCAACGTGAGGATGACCATACTTCTTGGTGCTATGTGTGTACACAATTTGTGCATCACTCATAAAAATAACCTTTTCGCATCCATCTAGCACTGCTTTGACCACGTTATCCAGATCAGGCTTCTTAATATGCTTCTCAGAGCCATTTAAACAGGCTTCCTTGCGTTTTTTAGAGTAAGACTCAGGAACACCAAAGGAAACGTAAATAAATGCGTCTAAGGCCGTTTCTAGGGGTTTTGAAGAACCCATTGCTTTAGTGGCGCATTCTCTGACGTGATCTTCGTAGGCACGGGTTTTGGAATCAGTATAAGTAGAGACGAACTTTCCTCTATTTGCAAAGCGGGGTCTACCTTTTGCACGGGGAGGTCCGTCAATCTTAAAGTTTATTTGAAAGGTCATTAAGTTCGTCCATTCTTTGTTTTACTGCTTTTCCAAGCCCACGATACATTTTAGAAGGGTGTTTTTCCATTTCCATGACCTGGTGTCTAGCATGATCGACTGCCCCAGGCATCAGCGCCATGCGGGCATAGTGATCAATCAAATCTTGGTCCGACAATGAAGGGCGGGTTGATGTTAGATCGGTCTTCGGGGTGTTGTTCATTTTCAATTGCCCTATCGATGTCGCCAGTAATGATCAAAGCCTGAGTGACTTTGTAAGTGGGTTCAAAAATACCGAATTTGGTATTATTAAGTACTTGGTTTGCTTCTTCGTAGTTCATATTTATCCCCATTGTTGTGCCATTGCGTTTGCTATACCTAAAAATGTTTCACTTCTGATTTTCCATCGATCTTTACTTGGTCCCAGTTTGTTTTGGCCTGATGCAGTTTGATTGCCCCAAATGTTTTTACCATTGATTACTTGAGGTTCAACCATTTGGGTTGGCCTTAAAAGTGGTAGGTTTTTCAACCATAGACATGTTTTTTTGCTTGCATCATGTCCATATTCATAAGGTTGAATAATCTGATCTGGCTTTCTGATTCTGCTTGAAATAATGCTAATTGGGTTTTCAATAGCAATCATTTTGATGGGGGCGTTTAAAAGTAAGTTAACAAAATCTAATGCATCTTCTGTCAACTTAGGGTCTCGCAGCCCTCTTTTTGTCCAATGCATTCCACTGACCGACAAATAAGTGCATGGCGGGTGTGCAATCATCAAATCCCA